AGCATCTGCATAACGTACACGTAGTGTGTGGATTTGAGCAACAGGACCAGTCATTGGTTGTACGCCAACGATTTCGTTAGCGATAACTGTTGGCATTACTCGACGAATTACTGGAAGGATCACGCGATTTAATGTAGCTACGTTACCTACTGCTGTAGCGCCACTAGTTGCAGTTTCCATCAAGTGCTTCTTCGTATTTTCTAAGATTACAGCCATTGTAGTTCTTTTTGAACCTTGTAGACCTTCTAACAGGGCGTCTTTGGTCTCGTTCCAACGGCCTTCTAATAGTTGGGTTGTCATTTCTTATTTTCCTTTAAAAAAATTACTACTATTTTAGCCCTGCTAGACGACGAATTTCGATAACATTTGTTTCGGATTCTTCGCTTGTCTTAGCAGATTTATCACCTGTCACTTCTACCCTTGACTCAGCAAGCACGGCCTTAGGAGCCTTCACTGCTGGAGTGTTGTTTAGAACTGCTGGTAGATACTTTTCATATGCAGCTTGTAGTCTTTCTGTCTGCACACTCTCGAGTAGGCTGCTCATTACTTCAGCTTTCTCTTTGTTTAATGTCTTGAGTAATCCATCAAGTTTTTCCTTACGGTTAATACCTTCTGTGATTACGCGAACTTCACGGTCCTTAGACTCAACTAATGCTTCTTTTTCAGCAACCACTTTTTGACTCTCTGCAATAACTTGCTCTTTTTCAGCTAGTTCTGCTTGAAGTTTAGCAATTTCCTTGTGCTCATTTAAATGAGTACCAGCAAATTCCGTAGCGAATGCTTCAAATAGTCGACGGCCAAACATGTTCTCACGAGCAAGTTGGATATCTTCTTTTAGTTGTGCCAATTCTGAGCCTAGATTTTGTGCTACTGCTTCTTTAACAAGTTTTGCACTCTTAGTAATAAATTTATTTTGTAGTTCAGCTAGTTTATTCTTAGCTTCTGCTACTAATTTAACTTTAGTTTCTACGACTGCTTGCTTGTCTTGATCAAACTCTTTGATCTCTTCAGCTAAGGCATGGATAACAAATTTTTCAAGTTTAGCAACTGCTTCACTGTGAACTTTTTTATCTGCACGTAACTCTTTGATCTCTTCAGCTAATTTAGTGACCATGAAGTCATTAAATTTTCCTGAGCTTTCAACCATGTGACGTTTAAATTTCACGCGGTCTTCTGCTAGAGCCTGCTTCTCATCGGCGAACTCTTTGAGTTCAGCGGTAAGACTTTCAGTAACCATCTTGTCTAGAGCTTCAACCATTACATTTTTGTCGTGCTCATAGCGGCCAGCGAATTCTTCACGCAATTCAGCGCGAATCGTTTCACGTGCTTCATTTAACTTTGATTCCCAAGCTTCATTTAAAGCAGTTTGAGTTTCTTCGTTAATGATGCCACTATCTAACAATGGTTTGATAGCATCTAACATTACGATCTCCTATTTAATTTTCAAATCTTTGATAAGGCCTTTTACAGCTTCTCTTAGATATTTTTGTACCTTTTGATCTGCGCTGGCCTCTTTAGCCATTTCGAATACCTTACTGCCACCTTTCATATTCATCAGTCCTTCGTAAATCGCTGTTGGATATGCGTTAGGTGCGCTTGGTTGCGCAACTACATCTACTGTGACGATTTCAAAGTCACTTACTTTGCCGTCTCCCTCACTCACGTTGCCGCTACCACGAGATGAAACACCAAGTTTTACTCCTGATTCCAACATGGTAGTAACTAGTACACCCATTGGAGTAGGAAGAACTCTTAATTTACCAAAACCGTTAGGACCATCCATCCACATATCAATAATCATATGTGAAACGCGATCTAAATTAATTTTCAAATCATCTGGGTGATCAACTTCGCCTAAGACGCTGTAACCACCCTTGATTTGTTCATTTAATGCAGAAACGGCTTTTTCAATCTCATTTACTGGATATACACGTTCATTGTGATTTTTAACACCACCTTGGATGAAAATACCCTTCATGTAGAGATTTTTACCTTTGCCATCAGCTGAAGCTTCAGTTAACACTTCCATCCTCGCTGCGTCAAAAGTTAAGTTCTCTTTAAGATAAAATGCCATTATATTTTCCTAATTACGCTTTACGTAGTGGACTTTGTTTGTTAACAGCAACACTACCGTCATTACCAGCTAGTTTGCCTTCAGAACCTGTAGAAGCTTCTTTAGTTTTAAATGCTGATTTACCTGCATTTGCACCTGGTTTGTTTTGTGGGTTAGATACTAGTGTACCTTTTGGTTTTTCACCAGCTTGCGGACGATTACCGTCTTGGTTGGCATTACCACCTTTAGATGTTACTGCTGTACCACCCATGTCATTCTTACCAGCTACTATTGATTTTTTGTTAACTGCTACACTTTTACCTGTACCAACTGCTGCACCTTCTGAATTAGCCGGTGCTGCTACTTTTTCAACGTATTCACGAACGATAGACTCATCAACATCTTTGTCTTCATCTTCTTCGTCATCTTCATCTTTTTCTTCAGCTTCGTAGAATTCTTCGTTGCCCATTTCTTCAGCACCGTTGTCGCCGTGCATACCGGACATAACTTCTACATCACCGTCATCGTCACCGTGGATGCCTGGCATAGCTTCTTCTTCAGATTCTTCACCAGCCATTAATGCATCAAATTCGGCTTTAAGTTCGTCTAGTGCTGACTCTAGGTCAACCACGCGATCTTCAATTTCTGCTTCGCCTTGTTCTTCTTCGCCTGGCATTTCTTCAGCGTCCATTGTACCTTCTTCAGATCCTTCTTCGCTTTCTTCTTCTTCAGTCATGCCTTCTTCGTCTAAAGAAACTTCGTCAACTAGATCTTCAACTTCGTTGCCGCCCATTGTTTCTTCTAGATCTTCTTCAGATACTAGGCTTTCGTAGATATCACGTGATTTTTCAACAACGATGGTGTGGAAAAGTTCACGAGCTTTATCTGTTTCATCGTTAATGATGAATTCGACTAATTGTTCGTATTTGTTGCTCATTTAGGAACTCCTTAAAAATTAATATTAAATCCGGACTAATACTCAATTGAAATGTATTATGTTTATATATTTACAAAATTTATGGAAAAATGGGGTTAAATGCTATGTTTTTGAATCGTTTTGACAGATAATTACATCACCGGGGCTTCTGCAGCAGGAGCTTTGTACTGTTGTTGTACCGAGTTGACTTTCTTTTCGTGTTCAAGTTTGCGCACATCATTCATGATTCTCAAACGATTTAGCTGTTTGATGGTCAGTTTGGTCTTGCGCAGATCACTAAGTTTAAGAGCCGTGTTATCGTCTTTTTCAGTGCTGTATCCCTTGGGTTCGGGTTTAAAAATTTCCAGTAGGTTCATAAGAGTATTTACCAAAAAGCCTATAAACCTAATCCACCGGCAGGTGCACCAGCGCCAGCAGGCTGGCTAGCAGGAGCTCCAACACTTTCAGGGCCCGCACCAGGTACTGCTCCGGCGTCTAGTCCTAGATCTGCGGGAGGTGCTACAGCATCAAGATCTTGCTGTATACCAGCGTTGGTAACGCCAACCGCACGCAGACCAGCATCTGGAATTTCTGTGTCTTCAACAGTACCATTTTCCTGTGCCCATAGTTCATCATTGCGGGTCATCTCTTCTTCGCTGAGGTCTAGATATCGTTCTAGCAGGAAGCGTTTACTGAGATATGGAATTGGCTCAAGTGCAGTGAATGTTTGGATGCGGGTAGCATCGACTTCTGCCTGTCGATATTTGGCAAAGTTCTGTGGTTCGTTGAAGCGTAGATCAAATAGATTGTTGTCTATGTTGATACCTCTCCAGCGCATGAACATCTTAAATTCTTGATCTAGCTTGTCCACTATCATATTCTGCAGACGTATGCAGTACTGGTTAAATCTCCATTCTTGGATCAATGCCGTTGTAGTTTTACCGTCGCTGTAAGTGCGTTCACCCTCATCGGTACCAGTAGGCAAATAGCTACTTGGAATACGCAGGCCACGGAACATCTTGTTGGTAAAGTAGCGTAAATCTGTAATTTCACCTAGGTTAGTACCACCTGGAAATACGTCTACGCTAGATCCACGTCCGTCCGCTGTTACAGGGAAAAAATAGTCTTCGTTAGTTGATAATGGATTATATGTAGCATCCATCATGTTTTGTCCGCCACCAGTCTGTGTGGGTATACGGCGTTGGTGTATTTCGTTTTTAACGCGGTCAACATAGGCCATAGCCATGTGTGTGGGCATGTTACCCACATCGATCTTAAACACACGACGTTCTGGAGCACGCTGTATTCGATAGATTATGATGGCGTCTTCTAGCAGCTCTTTCTGTTTGAATATCTTAAATATGCTTTCCAACACACTGGTACCAAATGGCCAGTTTAAATCCAGACCTTCTGTTAGGCTGATATGCACCACGTGTTCTGCGTCTAGCACTGCTTCGTTCTGTGCATGGCTAAATCGTGACCCACCGCTGTAGGGTGTTTGTGGTTGTACATAACTGCCTTGAGGTCCACCTACCTGTGGATGATTAATAAACGTATCGCTGCTGCTTAGGGCCGTGGCTGTCAGATTCTGGAAGTTGATGTTTAGGTCCTTGATCACATACTGCTCGGGTTCTTTGCCCTCAGCTTCGTTGACGATGACCTTGACGACTTTGAACATTTCTGTATAGTATAATTTGAATGTTTCTGGATCACGCAGGAATACCTGATCACCGTACTTGATGGTGTTGCGTACTAGTCTGAATAGGCGCTTGTTTAGATCGTTTAGATTTACCCATTGTTGTAGTTGATCTTTGAGTATATTGACTTCGTTGTCTGTGGGGTCTTCTTTGAAGAATAGATCAAATCCCGTACCGTTTTCGGTGTTAGTTTGTGTCATGAACTCGGCTAGGATATCCAGGGCCGCGTTGACTTCGCTGTCCATGTCCATCTGTTCATATTGGTTGTAGCGTTCTGTGCGATTTGGATGACCAATATAGACTTCTGGCAGTTGGCTAGCAAAGTTACGATAACCTGTGTCGGGCATGTTGCTACCGCCTCCACTGATCGGACTCATCATTCCGCTGGTGTTAGCGGTCTTGAAATACTTTTTCCATGCCATATTAAATTCCTCTAGATGCAGTATTTATCAGCTTACATAGTATGCTGTAAAATTCCTGATGTTAGGGAATTATTTTTGTTCATGCTGGATAAAATTTGATTTAAGACTCCAGTTTGTTGATTAACTGCAGCTGTTAGATTTTTAAATGTATTTTCGCTGGCCATTGGTTGGTTAGTATTTGGTGTACTAATTTCAACCGGAATGGTTTTTCCATCTGGTAGGGGTACCACTGCTTCTGTGCCATGCAAGGTCGCAGCGAATCCTGCTGTAGATCCAGATAATATACCGCCTTCGGCTGCACTTGGTGGTGCATATGACCCTTCTAATGATCCTGTTTTACCTTGTGTTGGTGCCTGAACTGATGAGCTTTGGGCTTCTGCCAGACTTGCTCCAGCACCAGATCCTGTATTTTTCACATCTGAAGCTTTTGGTGCTGTGCCACCAAATACCGCACCAAATCCTGGAATCTTTCTTAGATCGAGTCCGGTGATCTTAGCCACAGCATCTAGCATGCCAATCTGACCCAATACTAATTGGATTCCTGTGGTGACTATCCCCGCTGTTTTGGCTGCTGCCGTTGCCATGAC